CCCAAGAAGCCCGCGGCATGAATAGGCCTCTTACAAGAACAGACCTGATGATGCTCCGAGAAGAGAATCCGGAGACCTTTTATCAGTTAATGCCTGCAATGCGTATTCATGTATTGCCTGGCAAAGTGAGTAAGGTCGAAAGGGCCTCTGTAAGTTACGAGATCGTCACTAAGGAGGGCATCCCCTGTCCTGCAGATGACGCAGTAGGAACGCAGGTTTTTAACAAGTGGATCATAGACGTTAAGATGCGTATTGGGAGTTTTGTGAAGAGCCATGAGAAGTTTATAGTCATCGCTTTCCGGAGCTTTGAGGATGCGCTTTATTTTTTTTACTGCCGTTCTTTTGAGGTAGAACTTGCTCAAATGGGGGTTGAGGTATCTGCACCCCATTGTGAAGGAGGAAACAATGAGACAGGCAGTACTAAACAAAGCGATCAGGTCCAGCATGTACATGTTTTTTTGGCAGAATGCCGTGAGCTGGACGAATTGAGAAGGGCATGCAGTCGCGATGTGGAGAAGTACCCAGGTTACGCAGATGATGGCTGCGAGCTTTTTACTGCCGAGCAGTTTGAGAGCCTGCTGAATGAACGGGTGCCAATCCATGCACAAGAGTGTACCCGATAACCAGGAACCATTCAATTCTAACAATGATTATCGAATACGACACCGAAGACCGCTGCATCCGCGTGGACGACGTAGCCGTGAGCCACGCAGACGCTGAAAAGCTGATGGCGGAGCACGAAACCGCAGTGGCGGCCCTCGAAAACGCCCTGGTGCAGTACGAACGGGATCACGCCACGACGGACAACCCTGACGGACACCATGACTGACCTGGAACCCGAACTGATTGATGTGCTCAAGCTACTCGGCTGGCACGAACTGTAACCTAATGAAATACTATGACCTACCCTGAAACAGAATTTTACGACTGCAAGACTCTTGCTCTCCTGTACGATTCCGACCGGGATGTGATCAAGAAGACCGTCCATGAGTTGAAGGACAAGGGGCATGTGATTGAGGTCCTGTACTGGGGCAAGCAGGGCAAGATGAAGGTGCACGGCAAGCAGTTCCGAAGAGCGCTCCTGCGGGAATATGGAGAAGGAGGAATGAGCAAATGAAGGCGTTACTTCGAGCCTTGGCCATTGGTACATGCCGCCTGATTGCTGGCGGTGCCTGTGGTTTGCTCATTGCCGGTACAGCGTGGCTCATCGTGGAAATGGACAACAACGAACTACAGGCGGGGAAGAGTCCGCATTCCGGATTCACGCCCGACTGCCCGAAAGCTTTTGACGGCTTCGCAAAACCGTCCCGCCCCTCGAGGTTCGAGGAAAGCAATAACCAATAGAAAACCAATACAATGGATAATACCACCGAAGAAAAGAATACGCAGCCCTGGCCCTGCACGTCAGACGAAGCATGCTGCTGCGATCCAGTAGCCGAACAAGCACCCGTCACCGTGGATATGATTGAAGAAGCGTATAACCGCCTGGAAGAGCTTGTGAATCAGTGTAAGACCCCTGTCATTCTGCATATCAAGATTGAGAAGGGTGAAAGTGTGAACAGCAGGACTTCTACCTGCAAAGCTGTTACGAAAATGGCCGGCGCAAAAAGTACGGAATGGCTTGCGGCTCGTGGCTACTTGGAAGCCTCCGGAATTTGTTTCTCCGGCAATCCCGAAACTATTTCTTTGGGAGTGAAGCTTGCTTTTAAGGAAGCCCACAGGAGAGCTGGCTTAAATCCCATTGCAGACATGCTCGGAATCGCGGGCTGCGAATGCGAGGAATGCCAAGACTGATTCAGTTGGCCGGGGCCAGCGCCAACTGGTCCCCGGCCTGTTATCAATAACTAACCCAATAGAATACTAATAACGTGAATACGAATACAACAAACGAACTCACCAATCAAGCACCAGGCAATCCTTTTGCCGTTCAGGCTCCCGCCAGTGGCGGAGCCCTGGCTGCCATGACAAGCAATGCAGCCGTTACTTCCGTGCTGGCTTCCATTTGGATCGCCAAGCAGTTTCCGCGGGATTTAGCTGAAGTGACCTTGAGAATGAAACAGGCTTGTGCTCAACCGAAGTTGGCGCAATCCGCCACTTATTCCTATCCCCGCGGAAATACGACCGTGACGGGCCCTAGCATCCGCTTGGCGGAAGCGCTGATTGGCGCATGGGGCAATGCGGAAGCCGGATGGAAGGAAGTTGCCCGCCATTGGGACCCGAAGGGAGCAGATGGAAACGGCTGCAATGTGTCCGAATGTCTTGCCTATTGTTTTGACAAGGAGACCAATGTTCGCCGGGAAATTGCTTTCTCTGTACCTCATACCCGCGATAAGAATGAGACTGATTCCAAAGGGAAAAAGACTGGAAAAATGCTGCGTGTCGCCCTTGATAACGAACGGGATGTTTACGAACTGTGCGCCAATATGGCTTCTCGCCGCATCCGCGCCTGCATCTTGCAGGTACTTCCCGGCTGGTTGACTGATGAAGCGCTGGAAGCCGTAAAAAATACGCAGGAGAGTGGATTTAAGCGTGATAAGGCTGATATTCTCCGATCCCTGGAAGCTAATTTTTTAGCTTATGGAGTGACGCGCGCCCTGCTCGAAACCAAATTGGGGCACAAGCTTGAAGAAATGACCGTAAATGAATTGCGAGATTTAAGCAATATTTATAACGGCATTGTTGATGGTATGGTGCGGGTGAAGGAAGTGTTCCCGGATGACGACCAGCCCGCCAGGAAACCCGACCTGCCGAAGACTCCTGTATCTGCTCCCGCTCCCAAGGCGGCCCCCAAGACGACGCAGGCCCCGCCGCCTGTAACCGCTCCGGCGCCGGAAGACGGTATTCCCGGCCTGGATGTACCGGAGGATGCGCCCTCCTTTGGCACTTTTGAACATTAACCCCTGACTTACTGACCTTATGTTTGATACAGAGATCATCGAGGACGAACGGCAGGGGCTGCCCAGCGCCAGCGGGATGCAGAGGCTTTTCCTCTGCCCCGGAAGCTGGAATGCAGAAAGGAAGTGCCCGGTGGACGAAGAGAGCGATGATGCCGCCCTGGGAACCATGCTGCATGTCCACATGGAGCAAGGGACAATGCCGGAGGACCCGGAGGACGCCGAAGCCGTGGCTTGGTGCCGCGAGACGGAAATTTCCCTGTGTGAGAAGTACCTGGAAATGTCGGATTTCAGCAAGGATTTGTTGAGAGAACAGTTCATGCGCGAAGTGCGGTATTTTGAAAAGGATGGAATGTTTTCCGGGAAGCCTGATCTGGTAGTTTACTGGGGCCGCAGAGCGCTGGTGATTGATTACAAGTTTGGCCACCTGCCGGTGGCGGCTGCCGAGTGCAATTTGCAGTTGAGCGCCCTGGCCGTGCTGGTGGCAGATTCCAAGTGTGGCTACAGGTTGCCTGAATTTGAAATGATAGATGAGGTGTTTGTTTGCATTTTGCAGCCTTATGCGAGCCGGAAGGAACCTGCCGTGTGCCGGTACACTCGCGAGAGCGTGGAGCAGGCACGGGCGTTTTTCCAAACCTGCATCAAGCTGGCGCAGGACGAACACGCTCCGCTGAAACCCAGCGAGAAGGCTTGCCGGTATTGCCGGGCCCAGTCTTCCTGCCCGGCAGTGTCTCTGGCCCTGGTGAACGTCACGTCCGGGGATTTAACGGCTGCCTGGGAGCAGTGGACCCCCGAAAAGCGTCGGGAAGCTTATGACCTCGCCAAGCTGGCGAAGAAGTGGGCGGCTTCCGTGGAAGGTAAAGTGAAGGCGGATCTGAAAGCCGAAGTGGATATTCCCGGGCTGGTTCTGGCCCCCGGCAAGAAGGCGTTTACGATCACGGATGCCGCGGCGGCCTTTCAAATCCTCAACGGTTTGTTCCCCGATGGCATCACGGCACCGGCGTTCACGTCCTGCTGCAAGGTGGGGATTACCGACCTGGATAAGCTGGTGCATTCCGTGCGGAAGGCCGCGGATGCTGGCGCCAAGGTAGCCGAGTCCAAGGATTGGCTGCGGAAGACGCTTGCAGGGTGCGCAGAAGTGAAAGTCTCTGATGGCTCCGTGAAGGAGATAGGGGGAGGTGCGGCATGATGACCACGCTGACCATTACCTTGCCCCATACGCCGCGCTGCCTGTCGCCCAACGCCAAGGCCCCTCTCACGCAGAGGGGGGCCATTGTGGCCGGCTACAAGAAGACGTCTGCCAAGCGCCGCGCCCGAACAATGGCCGGTGCCGTGACGCAGGAAGCCCTGAAGGGCCACAAGATGCAGCCGACGCATTACCGGGTGATCTGGTACTTCAAGGGCAACAAGCCGGACGCGGACAACTGCCTTGCCCGCTGCAAAGCGTACCTGGACGGAGCCTGCAAGGCCATGGGGATTGACGACAGGACGCTGGATTGTGCGGGGATTGACCGTGTGCATGACTTGGCGAAGGCAGGGCAGGTAAAAATTGTGTTTGAAAGGAGGTTCCCATTCAAAAAATCGTGTGCAAACTGTGAAATGAACGAAGGTGATTATTTTTGCTACACCCACGGAATCATAAGCGATCTAAAAAACTGCTGTCGTGATTGGACCCCTACCAAGGAGGAAGAAAATGACGCCTGAGCAGAAAGCCTGGTTTGAGTATGGGCGCTCCCGCGGCTGGCTTAAAGCCCACAGAAGCAAAAAGTATTTCGCGGATGTGCCCGATATGGGGCTTTCCTTTTGGCATATGCAACGCAACATGTGCGGATTAAATGCACTTATCCGCGACACATGGCGGAAGCGGGCCGCGTGCAGGGCGTGGATGTCTTTAAAGGAGCGAAATTGCAAAAATTGCATGCACCTTCATCGCGACATGAAATCTGGTTCCCCTTGTTTTTGTTGCACAGGTATTGACGACGAAATTCCCAATAACTGGGAGCCGAGAAAGGAGGGAGAATGAACACGTTTAACACTCCAAAAACCGAGAAAACCACGAACGTCTGGCTCACTCCGCGCTACGTATTGGATCTGCTGGGGCATTTTGATGTGGACCCCTGCGCCGCTACTGTGCGCCCGTGGGATTGTGCCCGTGTTAACTACACCGTGGAGGATAACGGCCTTCTGATGCCATGGGAGGGGCGCGTATGGCTTAACCCTCCTTATGGGAATGAAGCAGAAGCGTTCATGGAGCGCATGAGTATGCACCAGGGCGGAGGGCTGGCGCTCATTTTCATGAGGTCGGACACGCGCTGGTTTCAGCGGTGTGTGTTGCACCGTGCCCGGTATCTGTTCCTCTGGAAAGGCCGCATCCGCTTTTGCCGCCCGGACGGAGAAACGCCCGGCAACCAGCCCAACGCTCCGAGTTGCCTTGTGGCGTGGGATAACCAAGAAGCGCCCCTGTTGTACACATTGCAGAATCAGGGGCATGGAAAGGTGGCTGTATTATGAACACTAGAGCACCACGGAAAAGGGCTCTGGCCCGATACCTTGGAGGCAAGAACAGAATCGCCCCCTGGATTATCAGCTTTTTCCCGCCTCACAAAATCTATGTTGAACCGTTCGGAGGTTCCGGGGCTGTGTTGCTTAACAAGCAGCCTGCATGGATGGAGGTCTATAACGACCTTTATGACCGGGTGGTGAACTTCTTCGAGGTTTTGCGCGATACGGAAAAATCCGCGCGGCTGGCCAGTCTGTTGGAATTGACGCCATACGCACAAGAAGCCTATGCCAGGTCATTTGAAATCGCGGAAGATCCAGTCGAAGATGCTCTCCGCTTTGCCGTCAACTCCATGATGTCCTACGGCGGAGGTATTCACAAGCCGGGGTTCAAACGTAATGGTCTATTGAGAACAACACCCTACCCGCAGACATGGCGGGAATATCCGGCCGTAGTGCGAGAATGTGCGGCCGAACTCCGGAACCGGAATATCGAGATCAACAACATGGATGCTCTGCAGGTCATGTCCCGGTACGATACGCCGGATACACTGCATTACGTGGATCCTCCCTATGTGCAATCTACCCTCGGCAACCGCGTGAGGTACGCGCATGAGTACGACCAAGAGGACCATGAACGGCTTCTTGTTTTCCTCCAGACCTTGAAAGGCAAGGTTGTCCTATCCGGCTACGATTCCGAGCTTTATTCCGCCTATCTGGACGGCTGGCGGAAAGAATGCAAGGTCTCCCACGACACACAGGGCGGCAAGAAGATTGAATGCCTGTGGCTCAACTACAACCCCCAACTGACGCTTTTTTGATATGGCAACATCACGCATGATACGAGAAGGGTTTCTCGATTCGGAAAAGGTAGCGGCTTTGTCGTGGCGAACCGAGTGTTTCTTCCATCGGCTTTTGCTGGTGGCGGATGACTACGGCCTGTTTGACGCTCGACCAACGGTATTGAGGACTCGCTTATTTCCCCTGCACCTTGACAAAGTCAGTAACCAGGACATTCAAGACTGCCTCCATGAAACGGAGGAAGCCGGGCTTGTAAGGGCATACTGTGTCGGGGGCAAGGATTATGTGCAGATCATCAATTTCGGGCAGCGCAGACAGAGTAAGCCCAAGTTCCCGCTTCCTGACGGTGATTCACCGTGTAATACAGTGAGTCACGGTAGTTCACGGGAATCCACGGTGAATAACGGTGAGTCACGGAAATCCACCGCTTATACGGAGACGGAGACGAAGACGTATACGGAGTCGGAGCCGTGCTCTGTAAACAGGGGTGTAGAACAGTTCCCACGGAGTGCGGAGGAAGTGCGGCTTTTCATGGCGGCCCAGCTTATGACTCCCAAGGGAGACGAACTGAAACGGTGCGCAGAGTCGTTTTTTGATGATTTCAGCGCCCGTGGCTGGCGGGACAGCAAGGGGATTCCTCTTGCCGATTGGAAGCCGGCGGCCCGCAAGTATGCCCGCTCCTGGGCAACCAATAATGTGCAGCATGGGCGGCAACAAGGTCCATCTGGACGGAAGGACGCCAACGCAGGAAGGAGATACGAATGATGGATGATATTCAACACTTGGCTGGGCAAGTTGCCCTTGCGCCATCTCAAAACGGGATTGTCCGCAATTACAAGCCTGTACGGTACGATATGGGCGGCTTTGACGAGCGAGTGCACCCAGAGGTTCAAGCCATGCACCGCGAGGCACAGTGGTTCATCAACGACGTGGTGAACAAGGTTCGTCCGCGCCGCTGGCTTTCCCTGTTGGGGGCTTCCGGGGTGGGCAAGACGCATCTGGCGGAGTCCGTGAGGACTGCATTGGTCAAAGAGCGCCCCACGATTCCAATCCAGCTTTGGAAGTGGCAAAAGGTGGTTTCCATGCTTCGTTCCGGGGACTGGGCATTCGTGGAGTATCTGGTCAAAGAGGTGTACGTGCTGATTCTGGACGACATCGGAGCTGAGAACACCACGCCTTCCATTCTGTCCGCGCTGAACCGTGTTGTTGACGGACGGCTCGGGAAATGGACGATGCTCACCTCCAACCTGCTGCCGAAACATATCGGGGAACATTTGGATGCCCGTATCGCCTCCCGCCTGTACCGGGGCGAAAACGTGGTATGCAGGGTCGAGGACGCGCCGGACTACTGCTTTGAACGCTACATGAGAAGGGAGGGAGAATGAACGAGTCGTCAGTCAGAAAAGACCTGTTGCGGAACATTGTCCGCCAGAGGGTGCGGCCGTCGCAACTGCTTATCCTGATGGAGGTCCGAGATCATCCGGGAAGAACGTCACGGGAGATTGCTGACAGGTGCCATCTGGACCCCAGTAACGTGTCCCACAGGCTGGATTACCTGGCAAGGACTGGCGACGTGGTCAAAACCGGGTCACGTCCCTGTGTGCATTATTTGAGCAAGCAGGGGCGTGATTTTTTGGATGGAGTTGAGGATTCAAAGTCAGCAGGTTGATGCTATCGGCAAGAAACGTTGACACTCGGCAACTCGACACGCCGAAAAACAGGAGGGTAAAATATTGGTATGAAGAGAGAGGGTAACAAATCCAGGACGACGGAGAAGAAGAAGGAGTTTGCAAGGCTCCTGGTTGATGGAAAATTGTCCAAGGCGGACGCATACCGTAAGGCTTACAAACGCAAGGACATGAGCAATGAGGCGGCAAGTAAGGCGGCTTCCCGTTTGTCCAAAGATGCTGAAATTGTGCGAATGATTGACGAATTGAACGCCCAGTTGAATAAATCCGCCGTGCTGACCAAGCAGGAACGCATGGAATGGCTTTCCCGCGTTGTGACAACTCCCATCGGTGATATTGACAACACGTCAGAGCTTTGCCAAGAGTCTTCCATTGATGAAAATGGCATGAAATTCAAGATGCCATCGAAAATTGCAGCCATTGCCGAGCTCAACAAGATGGATGGAGCCTATGCACCAGAGAAGATGAAAGTAGATGCAGGAGAGAACTTTATGATTCTTTTGGCGTCCCTGCCATTTGATCCTCCCGTAAAGTCCGGCAAAAAGTAGTGACACTCGGCAACTTGAGATTTTTCCGGGTTTGCCTCATGAAGGAGGCATGCTTAATTTTCTGGGGATTACACGCCATTTGTCCACGACAGCCGGCTATGCCAAGCGCATAGGCTGGCTTTTGCGTGAGGACGTGACTCAATCTCCGTTCCCGGTAACGGGCGTTTCTTTTGCGGGCACCGTGAAAACGGAGGAAGGAGAGCTGCCCATCACAATCGAGCATGGCGAACAGGAGAATTACCTGGAGCTTACCTTTCCCGCCCTTCCTATTGGCCGCTGGCCGTATGCCATCCATGCCCAGGATGAATCCGGAGAGGATTTACGGCTATTTGCGGGTTACATCGGCGCTGTGGAGTCCGTGACTCCCATTGAGGCTTCCACTGTGTACGACATTCCGGTGATGGGCATTGCGATTCCTATCGAGGCAGGCAAGACCATCAAGGCGCAGTGGCTTTCCAACACGGCGGCTTCCCTCGCCGCCCAGCAGGCGCAGCAGGATGCTTCCAGCACCCGCACGGACGCGGACACAGCGAGTCAGGCAGCCACGACGGCAACCGGAGCGGCTATCACCGCCGCGGAACGAGCCAGAGAAGCGGAAGGCTATGCCGGCGCCGCTCAAGCCTCCAAGGTGGCGGCTGGCAATGCCGCGGCCTCTGCCAGCACGTCCGCCGCTGATGCGGCCCACGATGCCAGGAGCGCCAATGACGCCAAGACGGCTGTGGAAGGGATTGTTTCAGATTTTACGCAGACGATCAGCGCGGCCAAAGAGGAAGCCGTTACCGTCATACAAGCCAAGCAAGCTGATTCCGTTCTTGCTGTAGGGCGAGCGCAGAAAACCGCCACGGACAAGGTAGCCAGCGCACAAGGCGCTGCTGTCACAGCCGTGGAAACGGCAAAGACGGAAGCCGTGCAGGCAGTGCAGACGGTCCAGGCGGAAGCCATGGAGGCAATCACGCCCTTTGTCGAACAGGCTGAAACCGCCAAAGGGGAAATAGACCAGGCGGAAGGCAGAATCAAGACGGCGGAAACCAATGCAGAAACCTCCGCCAAGAATGCCTCTGACTCCGCCACCGCAGCCCAGCAGGCCCTTGCCGCCATCCCGCAGGTGGACGCGGCGGGCAACATGACGCTGGCCGGCGGTCTGACTGCGACGGGCACCGTTACTGCCAACGGCGGCGTTCGCGTGCCGCTGCCTGCCACGGCCCAGGAGGCTATCTCTTACGAGGCGCTGATAGAGCAGCGGGCCGCAGATGATTGGCGGCGGATGGGGTACTACATGGAGACCCTGATCCCCTCCTGGGTAACTACCATTGTGAGGCAGATGCAGATGTCCGCCGCTTATAATGTGGGCACGGCCAACGTATCCATCAAGGAGGGCGTATACGGTAACGATTGGCAGGACATGCTGGTCACGATGACCAAGGCTGCCGGCGTATCTCTGATTGGTTGCAGCACTGGGGCGTGGAAGTTTGCCAACTACATGGGCAATAGCCGTAATAGAGATTATGCCGCCGCCTCTGTGTGGCGCATCATCGGCTCTGACAAGGTGTCTATCCTGCTGGGGAGTACGGCGCAAGGCTATTCCTCGGCGACCAATCCGGCGGCGGATTGTTATGCGCATCCCATCCATTGGGTAGATTATGCCTGGGATAATGCAAATTACAGATACCCGCTGATCAACTCTGTCAACGGCGCAACCAGCAGAGACATGACGCCCGCCTGGCAGGTGACGATCTACCCCAAGGGCTACCTGGGCAGCAGCACGTCCTGCCTGTTGCGCGGCACGGATTACGGGCGGGATGTAGGTGATCAGCAGTATATGTGGGCATTGGCGCCCAGCGTTACTTATCTTTCTGTGGCGATAACTCCCCGGCAATCGGCTGACCACGCCAATGTTGAGAATCGCTGGGAGATGTTTGTGGACGGCCACTACGTGATGCCGATGACAAGCCTGTTTTGCGGGAGCGGCAACACGGCCTGCTTCACGGCAAAAGCCAAGGCTCACGAGGTGAGCAGTACCATGCAAGTGGGGCTGCGGATGGGAGGCATGAGGATTGACACAGCCCCCGCGCTGGGAGTCAACGATGTCTGGCCGATCATGGAGCGCGTTGTGATGCGTGATGCGACGGTCAAGCCCGTGCCGGAGGTGACGGCTTCCGCGCTGGAGGTGGGAGCGGAAGGCGGTGAAGTAACGCTGACGGTATCCTCCACACTGGCGGAGGCTGTGTACGCCATTAACGACACGATGTGCGGGCATGACCCCGCCGCCGTATGGTGCAGCCAATCCGCGGAGCAGATACCAGCCGGCGGCGGCCAAATCACCCTGACGCTTGCCCCCAACACGACCGGGCAACCCCGGCAAGTGTGGGTTTTTGTCGGCCACCACTATGCCCAGACCGCTGTCGTGGAAATCAACCAATTAGCGCAATAACACCATGCAAGAGATACATTTACAGTTTCCCAACCCAGGACAGTGGGACGAATTTGTCATGACCGCCAGATTTCCAGACAGCAACGGCTTTGTGTGTTCCTACCGCTACACGCAGGACGGCATCCCAGCCGACCAAGCCCCGGCCCTGGCGGCAGCGGTGGCCGCGATTGCCAGCATGGGCGAGGACTGGCAAGCCTCCCAGGTATGGGCGAGGCTGGTGCAGGTGACAACTCACGGAGATGACGTCGACAGGCCGCCGACTGCCACCGATGCCGTGGCGCTGTCCGTCGAGGCCGTCAATACCCAGGGCGGACGCCGGACGTTCACGCGGGTGGACTACCCGGAATTCGTCATCACGGACCCCGCCGCCGTGGCATTTTTCAAATACTTCACAAAGCAAAACCATGAGTAAGTTAAGTGACGAACAAAAGAAGGCCGCCCTGGAGGCGGGGAAGCAGGGCATGAAGAATGCCTACGAAAAAAGCAAAACTAAACCCGGCCTGAAATGGTGGGAACGCCTTTTGTGGATGGTCCTGGCGGGGGCGGCCTATGCGGCGTCCGCTTTACTGGGAGGCTGCGGGCATACCATAGACGTGACTGCGGAGCGGACGGAGATATGCAGGGACGGCGCGTGCGTGGTGCTGGAACCGGGGCGCCTGTCCTACAGCCAGGCCCAGCCCACCACTGACGTGCCGCCCGTCGTTCAATCCCTTAAAAAGTAAGGCCATGTGCAAACCCCTCAAGGAATATCTGGGAGTGATCCGTGATTATACGCGCGAGATCGTCACTTTCGGCGGTTTTGTGATAGCCGTGTTCATCTACCTGGATTTCCGCGAGGTGGTGAAGGAACAGACTACCAACGCGGCTCATACGGCGGAGATTCTGCGGACGATGGATACTCGTCTCCAGCATTTGGAGAATTACCACCAGCAACAGCTCCAAAAACGGGACTACCCCCAACTGTAAAGTTTTTCTTACAAGTTCTAACCAGTTCTACAGGAAATAGTTTATAACTTAATTAACCATGCCGGAACAATACCTTTACCTACTCGTCATTAAAACTCCTGGACGCAAGCAGGAAATGCACATCCTGCCGAGCAGAAAGCAGCGTACAGCCTACAAGGCCCAGCACGAAGAATGGCACCTTAACAGCACCTACGCGGAATACGACGTACCAGATCACCTTATCAACCAATACCTGAACAAATGAATATCGCTTTAGACATCGGACATGCCAACAATACCGGCTCCCGCGGCAACGGACTGGAAGAACACGCCACGGCCAAGACCATCGCGGACCATCTCGCCCCCATGCTGCGGACCCAGGGGCACGCCGTCACCGTCATTGACTTTCCACGCATGGATAACGACGACGACCTTGCCGCCACCGTCAGGGCCATCAACGCCGGAGGCTATGATATTTCCCTTTCCCTACACTGTGATTCTGCGGGATCAGCTACTGCCTGCGGTGCCCATGTCTGCCATCACCGCAATTACCACAGCGACGGTTCTTACACGGATTCTGCGCGGGGCAAAGCATTGGCCAAAGCCATTGCCGGGCCGCTGTGCAAGCTCATGCCGGGGCGCGCTGACCATGTACAGGCACGTCCTGTCCGGTCCTGTAAGCCAAACAAGACCAGCCTGTATGTGCTCCGCAAGACCGTGCCGCCGGCAGTGCTGGTAGAGTGCGGTTTCTTGTCCAACCCCGGAGACGCTTCCCTGTTACGCGATACTCCCGGCGCCATTGCCCGTGCCATCGCGCAGGGCGTGGATGCCTATAACCTCAACCAGTAAATTACCATGGGCTCCATCTTCAAACCCAAAGTCACACAAGCCCCGACCCCGCCGGCAGTAGAAGAACCTCTGAACCCGGCCGCCACGGAGAAGTCCGTTTCGGACGCATCGGAGGACGTACAGACCAAGAGCAAGCGCAGATTGAAGCTGTCCGACACGGTGAATAATCCGAATCTGTCCGGCGGCCTGTCCACGCTGCGCAAAACCCTGGGATAACAGTCATGGAGGTACGCGATTACATTGCCCTGGCGGATAACCTGTGCACGGAACGCGCCGCCTTTGAAGGCGGCTGGGATGAAATGCGCCGCATCATCATGCCCAGAGCCACGGGCAATGCCCATCCAGACAGCGTACCGGACAACGGCGGCGGACTGGAGCACAGTGATGTTGCCAATAACAGCCTGAAAAAGCTGGCTTCCGCCCACCTGACGTACATCACGCCTTTGGACAGGCGATGGTTCACACTTCGCCCCGTTGGCTACAAGAAGGATGGGAATCAGACCTTGAATGACTGGTACAACAAGGCCACGGAAGTGATGGAGCGGGAGCTTGCCGTTTCCAATTTCTATTCAGTCATGCACGAGGTATATCTGGACCGTTGCCTGACCGGGACCGGCTGCATGTTCTCCGAGATGAATCTCAACAAACAGCTGATTTTTAGGCACATCCCCACGGGCACTTATGCCATTGCAGAATCGGAGTCCGGAGACGTGGACACGCTGGTGCGCTGGTTCAGGCTGACAGCTCACCAGGCTGCACAGAAATGGGGAGAAGAAGCCCTGGGGGCCAAGGTACGGAGAGCTCTCAAGGATGCAAAGCGCCGGTATACGGATTCTTTCGAGTTTGTTCAGTGCGTGCTTCCCAATCAGGCTGGCAGGCTGCTTTCCAATAATTTGCCAGCCAAGAAGAGGCCGTGGCAGGACGTGATTATTTCCCTGGACGACAAGAAGATTGTGTTTGAGAGCGGTTTTTACGAGTTTCCGTTCCTGGTAACACGCTTCCTGCGCTGGGGCGATAGTCCCTACGGGGTGAGTCCTGCGTGGCACGCACGGCGCACCATTCGCATGGCTATCGACATGGAGAAGATTCTGTACACGCTGGGACAGACGAAGGCTTACCCAAGGCTTTTCCTGCTGGCTTCACAGTACGGTGATGTAGACTTGCGCGCCGGCGGCCAAACCACCATTTCTGCCGAAGCGGCCAATCTCGGGCTCCCACGCGAATGGGGTACACAAGGGCAGTATGATATTGGACTGGAATACCTGCGCGGACTGTACGCCAAGATTGAAGAGGCTTTTTACGTTCCCATGCTGGAGACCGTTTCCCGCATTGACCGCCAGATGACGGCCACGGAGGTAGCGGCCCGGGAAGCTGAAAAGGTGCTTGGATTTACCCCCTCTTTCACGTTATTCGTGAGCGATTTCCGGATGATGTGCCAGCGGATTATGGCATTGCTGTACCGCGCCGGCAAGCTGCCGGACCCGGTGCCAGGCGTGTTTGAGACCAACCGCCGGGGAGTCCCCACGCGTTTGGCTGTTCCACAGGTGCTGTTTATGGGCAAGATCGCCCAGGCGATTGCCCGGACGCAGACGGACGGCTTGATGACGGCCCTCGAATCCATCGGCACCCTATCCCAGATGACCGGACGGCCGGAGTTGCTGGATATTGTGAACCTCATCAAGGCCGGAGAGCTGATTTACGATTCCAAGGGCGCTCCGATGGAGTGCAAGGCGTCGGAAGAAGAGATGCAGCAGAAGGAGACCGAGAGGAAGCAGCAGCAGGAAGCGGCCACGCAGGCTGCCCTTGCGGAACAGTCCTCCGTGGCAAACAGGAATAACGCCCAGGCGCAACAAGCTTTACAAACAGCATGAAGACAAATCCCCAGGATGAGTACGAAAAGCGCATGAAGCACCGCAGAAGGATTTTCCGGGAAGCTTTCAGAAATCCGGAAGTTCTGGCGGAGCTGAAGAAACATTTCCAGACCGACCTTCCCTGTTTCCAGGGGGCGGCCGGTTCCTACGACCCCCTTGACGCCATGCGCCGAGATGCCTACCGCGAGATGATTTTGTTCATCGAAATGGTAGTAGGCAACAACAACGAACCAGAAGAAGAAACCACAGAGTAACCACTATGTCCTTATTCAGATTATACCACAACCGATTCCTCCGTGAAGAAGCCCCTGATAATGGAGGCGGAGGGAATCCTAACCCTCCCGCTGCGCCTGGCCGCCCCAGTCTGGCCGACCCCGTGCCGGATCCAAACACGGCTCCCGCCAATCCACCGGCTGACCCGCCTCCGGCAAATCCGGAGCCTGGGAAGACCGAACCTCCCGCCCAGGAGGATTACGTGCTGGCCTTTGACGAAACGTTCACTGGTGACGAGACGCTGCAGAATCTACTGACCGAAACCGGCAAGGCTCACGGGCTGCCCGTTGAGGGGCTTTCAGCCTTCATTAAGGACATGGACACCCGCATGGCGGCCAATGCGGCCGAACAGCAGCGGGCCCAGGAGGCGGCCATGAATGAGGCGTGGAGCAAGCTTGATGGCGAATGGGGCCGTGACAGCGACGCCCGCCAGATGCGAGCGGTTCAAATGGCTGCGCGCCTGTGCCGCATGGCCGGGGTCGAGCAGAGCGTGTTCAATGAGATGGGCATTGCCGATCATCCGGCCATGTACAAAATTCTGGATGCGGTAGGCAGACTTTTGGATGAACCGGCTCTTCCTGTGCCACCTGGACGACAGGAGCAACAGGCCCGCGGGGAAGCCCAGCGTATGATGCACGACCCGGAACACCCGGATTACGCAGCCTTCCACAATTCTGACGATCCGCGCTTTGCCGAGGTAAGAACCAAGTACATGCGCCTGATGGGTGCGTGAAGTCAACCCGGCTTTTTACCTGCAAGCCCTGTTCCTGGTCTGGGAGCAGGGCTTTTTTAAGGCAGGAGTTCCGGCAGGGATTCAGCGGCGGAACGCAACTGGTCCGCGGAGGGGCGGATGTATACGCTATGCACGGCGGTGGAATCATGCCCCACCAGTTCCATAGCCAGCCCCTGGGAAACGCCGGAAGCCTGCAACATGGTGGCGGCCGTCGCCCTGATGCTGTGGAATGACTTGCTGTTCATTCTCCGACGGCGGCCACCGGCAGCTCCGTGCACCACGCCGATGCCGTGCGTTCTCAATAACAACCCGAACTGGGCGGAAGCCCCATCCCCTAACGCAAGGAGCGGGGCATGAAGCAATGCGTCCGCTGGTTCCCCCTCTTCCTTCCAGCGGGCAAGCGCCCACTGGTAAAAGCCTTCTCTCATGGGTTGGTCCATCCAGCGCCCCGTCTTGCCTGTGTCAAAGCGCACGACGCGGCGCTCCCAGTCAAATTGACTCCAATTCAACCTCAAAATATCCCCCAGCCTCTGGCCGAAGGTCTCAAATGAGCAGCGTACCGCGGAACTCCACAGGGGAGGGAAATGCTCAATCATGTAGCGTATCTCGTCCAGGGTGAACGCTTCCTTGTGCAGTTTCTCGCCCGCGCGGTCCGGGGGAATGGAAACGCCGGTGCACGGGTTGCGGTCAATCACTTCGGAATCCACGGCGTCCGTGAATGCCTGGGAAAGGGCGGCCAAATCCTTGGCCACCGTCTTCTGGCGCACCTCTTCACGGCGGGCTGCCACGAAGCCCTTGATGTCCGCCTTGGTGATCAGGCGTAGCGGGGCATCAGCCCGACCGCCCAGATAAGCGTAGAAATGCTTGTAGGCCGTCCTGGCGTTGCGTGCCGTGTCTTCCGACACCAGCGCCGCCTTGCGCCTCACGTAGTCGTCGCACCAGGCACGCACGGATACATTATTGTGCGCCTGATATTCTTCCGCCTCCGCACAGGCAATCTGCACACCCCGCTGGTAGGCGAGCCGTTCCGCCAGCTTGGCTGTGATGCGGTCGCCCTCGAACTCTCCGCCATTCACAGGCACCTTGGTGGAGCGCCGCCGCATCTTGCCGTCCGGCCCTTGGAATGTTACCATCCAGTAAGGGGAAGATTTTTCCTTGTTGATGGACAGACGGCCGCTGTAGAAAGGCTTGCTCATACCTGTAATATTTCCTGTAAGGGTTTTGTAATATGGTTTACGTAAGTTTTCTTACGTGTACTTTATTCATAATCCCTAGCAATATCAAGGTTTGCGTAGGTTTTCTTACAGAAACTGTTGGAGCGGATGATGGGATTCGAACCCACGACATCAACCTTGGCAAGGTTGCGCTCTACCCCTGAGCTACATCCGCTT